ACCTACGTAATACAACTGCCCAGGTTCTGCTACCAGTCTAGCTAATTCATTGTAAAGAAAATGAGTACCGGTTCCGTTTACAGGTACTTGTGCTAATATAGTTGCAATATGTGCTGCTGCAGTAGCTGCCCCAGCTAAAGCTTCTTTGCCGGCTTGAACTCGTTCCTGTGGTGTACTATTTGGATTAGCTAGTTTTGTTGCAGGAATAGATGCACGTAAAAGAGCTTGCTTAGCAGCAAAGGTAACTCCGGGACCGGATGCTAAAAAGTTAGCGATACGGACTGTATCGTCTTTTCGAGCATTAATTTGGAGCTCTAAATTGTTTGTTCTAATTAACGGCATAATTATTTCCTTGTGCTAAACCTAATCCTACTTGATTACTATCCATATAGATTTTAGCTTCTCTCATAGCTAAATCTTTCAATGTCTTTTGGAACTCTTTCTCTTTTTCTTCTTCTCTTCGCTTACGTTCTTCTTCTCTTGCAGCAGCGTCTCTAGAAGATGCTTCTAATGCTCCTGTTAAAAGTCCAACAGCACCACCTACTATTGCTCCAGCAGCAGTTCCGATACCTGGTACAATAGAACCTAAAGCTGCTCCGTAAAGAGCTCCTTGACCTGCTCCTGAAACCATATCAGTTGTTTTTGCTGCTGCCATGTTACCCTCTTCTTCAAATTTATCTGCAAACTTATTACCTGCGTACTGTACTAATGCACCTCCGGCAGCGAAGCCTAATCCTGCTCCTAGTCCCATTGCTCCGCCCATTCCTCTAGAAAGACCGTAAGTACCGGCTCTGGATGCTGCCATTCTTTGACCGTAATTCATTCCAGCTCCTGAGGAGAACATTCCAGTACCCGGAGTACTAGCAGCGCCCATTCCGGGCATTCCAGCCATCTTAACATACATCGGCATCAAGCGAGTACCCCTAAGGGCTCCGGTTACTGAACCTACTATTTTAGCTATTCCGCCTGCTGCTGCTAACCCTATACCGATCTTTGCAAATGTCTTGAACATTGGAGATGTAGTAAAACTCTTAATTAACTTACTAATATTATCGATAACAGGATCTAAGCCTGATAGTATGTCAGTTAGTATAGTTTTTAACTTTCTCATAGAGTCTTCAAACCTTTTACTAGCGGATTCTCTTTTCTGAACCTCTTCTAATGCTGCGGCTAAGCTAACTTCATTGGTTTTTTGGTACTCTTTAGCTGCTTCTAGTTGAGCATCTGTAGCTTCTTTTGCTTTACCTCCAAGTTGATTCATTGCTTCTTGACGGATAAGCATTGTACTCATTTGCTCTACATTCATTCCGAATGCTTTGGCTAACGATTCACGTTGAATAACGTTCATCTTCTCGAACTCGTTAATTGAGCCGACTTGCTGAGCCATTTCTCTAGCTAAAGTAACTTCATCACCTCTGAGTGCTGCCATTCTGGCACGTTCTAGGTTTAGTTCCTTACCTATTAATACTTCTGCTTCTAGTTCAGCAGTAATAGATGATTCAAAGTTTAATAAGGATTGACTGAATGATGCTATTTGTTGCATCTCCATACCAAATCTTCTAGCAAGCTGAGTAACTTCAGCCATTTTTCCGCCCTGTCTACCTAAGTTAATAACAGTAGTAGCAGATAAGTTACCGATATCTTCGTATAACTCCTTGATATTGGTATTAAGTCCTAAGCTTTTGTTTAATGGAATTAAAGAATCTGCAATGCCTTCTCTAAATTCTGCAGAAGACTGTCCTAGAGTCTGTCCTAATTGAGCTAATTTTCCAGCAGTTTGAGTAGATAACCCCATGTACTCTGTAATCTCTACAAAGTCTTCAGCCATCTCCTTACTATACTCTATATTCTGTCCAATTGCTTTACCTAACTCTTGTTGACCTTTTACTAGTCGTTCAAAATCAACTCGATTGTTAGTCTGTGCAAATGCTTCGTATTCCTCTCTAGTACCTCTTGCACTTTCTAAGCTCGTACCAAACTGCTTACTTAGTGTATTAGTAACTGAGTTTGCTTTGGTAATTCCTTCGATAAGAGAAGCCATAGAGAAAGCCGCCATAACTTTCCCAATTCCTACAAGTTTCTTTAATTGAGCACCGTATGCGTTTAAAGTTTTTACACTTTCATCACGGCGTTCTTTAGCTGCCTTGGCGAGTTTAATCTCTTCATCAAGAGCTTCTTCTTGCTGATCTAAAGATTTCTTTTGTAATTCGTTTTGAACCTCGTAGGCAAGGTTCCTCTCTTGAGCTACTTCTAACTCCTCTGCTTTAGCTTCAGCTTGCATTTCAAGCTGTTGCTGCATAGATCTATTGTATATTGCAGTGTCTTTTCTACCAGCTTCTTCGGCGGCTTTAGCTTTCATTTCGAAATCAAGCCTACGGGATACAATACTTGAGAGTTCTTTTTCAGCGCTAACTGCTTCAGCTTTGATTCTACGATATTCCTCAGCTGATTCAATACGCTTACGTTCCACAGATAGCGCTTCTTTCTGTGCTTCTAACTCTTTAATTCTATCTTTTTCGTCAGCCATAGCGATTTACAATATATTATAAATAGGAAAGCCTCTATTTCGTAGAGGCCTTCGTAGTATATGTCGCTTTGATAAAATCAGGTACCTGTACTTCTGATGAAGGCTTAGCGGTCTCTACGCCTTGTGCTTCATTATTAGCTTTTTCCTGTGCTTCTTTTTGTTTTTCGTAATACTCTTGGATAGATTTAAAAGTGTAATTACGCAACCATATAGGCATGTTGTACACTGTTCCCCAATCGTATCCTCCGTTACCGTGAAATACTATCTCATGTATTTGATTAAATACAGCTTTTCTATAATCAGGCGTCAGGCCAAAAAAACGTTACCCCGATAGGGATATCGACGTCCTCCTGGTCGCCATTTGGAAATGTATATTCAAATTTTAGATTTAGATCCGGAGATACTCTAGTGTATTCCTCTCTTAAGGCTCGAGCATCTTTAGCTAATAAATAATTATCTACAAACTTACGAATATCTGCTCTTTCTCGAGTACCGTTTACTGAGGTGATCATATACTTTAAACGAGTAGTTACTTCAGCGATGTTCTCTTTGTTGATCTTTTGTAGACCTTTTATTTCTTGATCAATTGCGGTTTCGTCAGCATGAGTAAGTAGCTTAAAAGTAATTTCATTACCTGATGCTGGTAGTTTGAATGTAAACTCGTTTTGACCTCTCACATACTCTACGTTATGAGGTTTCATATCTACAAGAGATAAATCAATCTCAACCTGCTCTCCGTTGAAATATGCTTTATAGTCTTTTCCGTAAGATAGAATACGGGCAGCAATCATAATTGCATTTTTATCTCCTGCTAGAAGATCATTATAGTCAAACTCAGTTACCAGAAGAGATTTGAGTAACCTGTCAATAACTACTCCTTTTTGAATATAATTCTGATTGGTGAGGATATCTTCTTCCTTAGCTGTCATGTACTTCATTTCTACGGTACCTGATGCTAATGGATGTCCTTCTGGGTATAAGAGTCCTTTTGATGGTAATTCAATAGTCTCTGTTGGTAAGTTAAACTCCATATAAACTAATTAGTTAAAACGTTTAATCATAAATATATGAAAAAAGAAAACCCGAACCAACTAAGGCTCGGGCTTTTTTATTGCTTGACAGGGCGAGGTTTATTTTTCTTCTTTCTCTTTCTTGTCTTCCTTTTCTTCTTTTTCTTTCTTAGGAGCTTTCTTTTCTTCTACAGCTTCTTCTTCTACGTTCGCTTCTTCTGGCATGTGAGCTTTTTTGTAATCTTCTTTAATAGAAGCTGCCATTTCGTGAAGACCTTTAATCATTCCTTCTTGGTTTGACATCTTAGCTTCGTCAGCCATTTCTTTAAAGTATCTGCTTCCTTTAATCTCTGATAATCTACCTTCGTAGGCATCGATTACTTCAGCGATAACTTCCATCTTCATCTCCATTGCGTGCTTTGCAACGTGTGCTTCGATGATACCTGATACCTCTTTAATGTCTTTGCCGCCTAATGCTTTTTCTACGTATTCAGCAACTACCTCTTCCATTGAATCACCTTCCATGTGGCTGCCTTCGGAGTAGTCCCCCTCCATCGGTGCCTCCATCTCTTGGATTGGCTGCTTACTTTCTGCTAAAAATTTTCTTAAATCAAAATTATCCATAACTTATATTAGAAGTTTAGTACGCAATAGTCCATTGCGAGGGTTAGTGAAACTTCAACAGCTGCATCTGAAGACCAGTTGTACTGTCCGAAATTAGAGTTTTGTACGAATGCTCCTTTAATAATCCATTCACCAACGATATCCCCTACAGGTCCTAATGCATTAAGAGTTACGTCTTTCTTATAGAAATCAGCATACCCGGCTCTACCAGTTACTGATTCGTAACCCAATCTAGCCCACTCCATTACTGCTTGAGCACCAGAAGGTGTGATTGGATCGTATAAGTTAAGAGTCATGTTCTGCCACTCTCTCTTACCGCGTAACTTTCTGTAAGTGTTAATGTGATCTAATTTAATCACATTGTCGGTAAATTGAGGTGAAGCTACACCCTTAACTAAGTATGATGGAATTCCATCGATGTACATGATAAACCTGTTCTGTACCTTTGGTTCAAAGGCAGTGAACATGATTTCATTTGGATCTAATGTAGGCATCGTGTATTTATTTTACTTTATTATAAATAGTTCTCTCTAAATTTATGCACCGAATGCAGCTCCTGTTGGTTCAACAACGAAGTCTAATACGATGAATTCAGCAGTCTTAGTTGGTTGGATAAAGATCTGACCTACTAATTGGTTTCTGTCGATTACATCTGCAGTGTTGTTAGTGTCGTCCATCGTTACTCTGAATGCGTAAAGACCTTGTCTCTGGATTACATTCTCTAAGTAAGGGTTAACAATGCTTAAGAATCTGTTTCTTGTAGCGATTGTGTTTTGTTCGAATACTAAGTTGTTAGCTTGAGCACCGATGAATCTCTTCAACGTGATTAACAATCTTCTAACGTTTACTCTGTCTAAAGCAGAAGCTTTAGTTTGTAATGTTTTCTGACCGTAAGCTACAACACCAGAACCTGGGAAGGTTGCTAATGGGTTAACTTTATTTTGGTAGAGAGTGTCTCTGTCTGTTCTAGAAAGTTTCTTTTCTGCTCTGATTACTCCAGGAATACCTCCTCTGATAAGACCTGCAGGTGCAAACCACTCAGCAGAAACTGCATCGTTGAACGCTAATACGCCTCCCATTGCTACAGAAGCTGGTACCCATACTTGACGTCCAATTCCTTGAGCTTGAAGCTTAATCCATGGCCAGTAGGCTGCGGCGAAAGAACTGTTTAGCTCTCCTGCTTCAGTTTTAGCTGTAGTAACTGTAGATCCGTAAGAAGTTAAGTCAGTGATGTAGATTGCGTCTCCTCTATCTTGAGCTAAATCAATAAACTTACCTACTGTAGTTGCGTGATGCTCTTGGTATAGACCCGGTGTTAATAGTACATTGAAGTTAAATGCTTCTTTGTTACCTAGTATGGATGCTGCGTTATCGTACTCATCTACTGCTCCTGCAGTAACTCCTAATCCCTGGGTATTGCTTGCATCAATATTCTCGAACCAGTTTGCTCCGGCTGAGTCGAGAGATCCAGCTCCTCCTGAGAAAGTTCCTGCGGCACTACCTGAATATCCGTTTGCCAGTATCGTAGCTAAGCCATCCCATACCAATTTGTAGTCTGCTTTAGCTGTACCTGAGTTATCTAAGTAATCTACTTGCTTAGTATTTACACTAGATACTCTAACGTATGAAGATTGATTTGGGTAATCACCGTCTTCGACGATATCGCTACCAACAACTCTATAAGATACGTCTCCAATTCTCTTAACAATGTAATTGTCTGAGTTTGGATCTAATGATAGGTTGTTATATGTTTCTAAGATGATCTTATTTTTGATATTGTCATCACCTCTACGAATAACTAAATCAAAAGTACCATTTGTTGAATTAATACCTGTTACTTCCCATCTCACGTTATCAGCTGATCCTGTTCCTAACGCCTGATCTGTTAATGTAGATCCTGAGTTATTAAGTAATTCACCTTCGCCGATAGTCTGTAAGGTGAATAAGTTTTTAGAAGCAGATACAACAGTTGCTGTTGCTTCGCTATATCCTGATGGTGCTACTCTGGTTACTAGTAACGAATCTCCTCCTTGCTCGAAGTATTTCTCTGCAGTTACTGCGGTTAGGTGCTGGTAGTATGCTGATCCTGATTTAAATCTATCTCCGTAAACAGCAACATACTCGCCGTAAGAGCGTACTACTTGAGGAATATCGATTGGACCTTTAACCGTAGGACCTACTACCGCTGTTGATACTTCAGCAGGAGCGGGTGTTAAAAATGAGGTGTCTTGCTCTCTGGTGAA